CCGACTCTGTCGGTCAATAGTGTTATTCCAGAGACAAATTTCCCCTTGTCCCTTTTAGTGAAGATTACTGTACTATCGTCTTAATATCCTCATAGTAGAATTGTAACGCCGTCTTACCTATGGTTATGTTCCTTACGGTCTTTCGATCGTAGTAATATGACCTTAGTTGGACGTCTGGTACAAACTCTACCAAGAGCTTATCAAGATTACGTAGATTTGATGAAATATTCATATCGGTGTCTGAAAGGACGCCCATGAGTTTAAGACCTAAAAGTGATATTGCGTGAGTTTGGCTTCGGATTGACATAACAACCATATTAGAAACGTGGTTACCCTGACTCTCTTTGATTGGGTTCACTAACTTCGTCATAAGTAACTTATTACGAAGTTTTGATCCTTCATCAAAGAAAGTGGATATTCTCTCTTGATACTTAAGCAAGTAGTGTTTCCTTACTCTGTTAATGAGTTTGGTTCCACTATTCAAGGCACACCATGGAAACCCGAAGTTTACTTCGGCCTCCATTGATTGTCTGAAGCTTAATACTATCTTGAGAAGCATTCGACCCTTCTGTGAAAGTTGGGGGAATGCGTCCGGGGCATAAAGTTCTAAACCAGGTATCACGATTTTCCAACGACGAGTTAGGAAGGATATGAAGTCTGGAATCATGTAAAGTGTTTGATGGGCCGAGATCATCAGATCTATGGGAAGTCCGGTAAACTCGTCTTCTCCCAAGAAGACGCGTTTAGCGAACTCTCCATAGTTTGGTGATACTTCGGACACAAACCCTTTGCTATGATTCAAGACTACATCTACTTCTGACATTCGTTTATTGTATATATCGGCGACATCTGAGTCCATAATCGCAACGTCGTCACCTAGAATCACATAATCCTCAAAGTGGTAATCATTGGCGCACCATCTGATAAACAGATGATGAGTCAGTGTGAATGCCGCCCATGAAGAAAGTGCTCCTAACGGTTGCCCTACTGCCCATCGAATTTGTTTTCCACCAATATGAAAGCTCCTTTGACTTATAACCTTCTCCCATAGACCACCCACTGTGCTCCCAAACATATGTTTTATTACAATTGTTTGAAGAGCGAGAGGGAATCGGTCTGTGGCGGAGGATAAGTCATAAGAGTAACATTTTCCGGTTTGACTGGCTTTGGCTATTACTAGCTTAAACCCGTCTTCTTGGTTAAATGTTGAATCAGATCTTATCATTCCTAACTGCATCATTAACTTATCATGGATAAAGTTAAGGGCGGACTGAGAGAAGTAGTCTAAGATCGCTATATTTCGCGTCTTCCCTCCACCCTCTGAAAGTTGTGAAACTTTCGAGTGTATAGAGTTGACAACGAAATCCGGCGTCTCATCTATTTTCTCCTTCCACCATCTTAAATTATCCCCGATAAGTGGTGCGGTAAGGTCTAGTAAGGCCTGAACAGATTCATACAGTGGGACATCTTTGATAAGCGCGTAGGCATCGTTATGAACATTTCTCAGGGATGGACCATTCGGGCCATTTGTAGAGGACATGTATCCTAGGTATTCGCGTTGTTTCTTAGAGTTAATATGAGATATGTTTACTAAAAAGTTGGGCGCACTGCGTATAAAACTTGTGAAATCTTGTATGAATTCATCTTTGAGCACAGGACCCCCATTAGTGATGGCCGAAAGGTCATCACTAGGTGGGAGTCTTAGTACTTTATAGATATTCATCATAGTCATGAGGATTCTTTTATCCGTGTTAGTCCCCTTCAGGAGGTACAGGAGCGGACCGAGATCCTTTGGGATCTTGGTTCCTCTTAATACCTTCCTTCTAGGAACATCTTCGAATGGAGACCCTAAAATGAGACATGTCACCACCCTAGCGTAAAGCTTGAATAATTGAATAGTCAACTTAGGTCCCTTATTGGATAACTCCTTTAAGAAGATCTTGGTCAAATACTCAAAAGTTCTTGGATGATATGAAGACGATATTCCAGCAAGCTTCAGTAAAGAAATAACACTCTTTATTGAAATTCCTATTACTTTTAACAAGGTAATAGTCTTGCTAAGTTTATTTGTTTTTATTTTATTCATTTATTAAAGGTTGGTACATTTCTTCGACTGTGGCTCAGCGTTTCCGGTAGAGACAAAGGAGAAGAGTGGTACCCGGAATTGACCGCAAAGCG